AACTCGCATCGGCAGCATCAGCGCCGCGTGCATCTTTGACATTGCGCACGACAAGCAGCACGGCAAACGACAGCGTAAGCTGCTGCATGGTCGTGCCTATCATGTGGTTTTCAGCGGCGGTGATACGCTCTTGAAAAATATAACAGCCCATATCGGTTAAGCGCCCCGACATGATGTTAGCCATATCTGCTGCGCCCGCCACCTCTTTTAACTCGGGGACTTGGGCACGAATACGGGCTTCGAGCAGTGGGCGTAAATTAATAGTCATTTATGCCGAATGCCGGTGTGGCAGTATTTAAAATAATGGTGTCATTCACTACGCTTGAAATACCGGTTATGCCAACACTTAGGGCAATACGACCTGTACCCACTTGCTCTAGGTATTTAATTGCATTGTCGTAACGGTCTTTAACGGCATTGGGTACGGCATCTTTAAACAAATAATAACGGGCAATGTCACAAGCTATTAGCTCAAAATTAGCCGGAATAGTGGCTAATGGCAGCAGATAGGTGGTTAAGTAGCTGTTAATCTTGGCATCGGCATTGCTTAGGGCTTTTGCCAAGATCGTTACATTGATAACGCCTAGATTGTCGCGGTCGGTGAGTTGGATTAATTCATCCTCACCGACTTCGGCTATCATGTTAGCTTGTGTGCAATAGCTCATTACTGAGTTTAGGCAACTGCTGTAGTAATTAAATAACCTGCTAAGGATGAGGCAATAACTGGGCGTACTGCATCGGCTACGTCATACAACCATGAGCGGGTAGTGTGATCGTAGTAAGACTGAGCGACGAATGGATAGCCAGCTAATTGATAAGTGTAGCCAAAAGTTGGACGGCCTAGATCAGCAATACCGCTTTGCTCTGTGTAGCAAACAATAACGTTCTTGCCCCAGACATCAGAGAATACACCGGCATCCGTTGCGGAAATAGCATCACCTACTAAGACTTTGCTAACACCAAAGAGCATGGCTAATAGCTCAGGGGTTGGTACATCGCGGCCTGTATATTTAATACGGTCGACAATCTTGGGATGCTGTCTTAAAGCTTTATAAACAGCCGGGCCCATAATCACAGTATTAGGGCGCTTGCCTGTTGATGAGCGAATAGCTTCTTTTGCCGTTTCGATGTCACTGACAGGATCTGATACCCCTGAAAAATCTGACCAGCGTGCTGTTGTTGTTAAACCTATAGTATTAGTATAGTTGCCTGAATTTGTTGCTAAAGTTGCTTGCTCAACTTCAAGACGCAATCTTAAGATGTCCTGTACAGTGCGCACTGCTGCGCTAGCAAGACTAATACCTGGCACGGCTTGAGCTTCTTCTTGTAATTCGACAGGCACTACAGCAGATAAGGCGTGATCTGTAATCCCATAAGATAATGAACTGTAAGCGCTAGTAATGCGTTTTACAGCACTGCCTGGCGCTCTGGCTGTGTCATAAGCCATGAAGGATTCCTTGCCAAACTGGATTATTTTGCCAGCACGTTGGCCGACTGCCACCATAGGAAAAATATTTGAACCCACTAGCTCAGAGTTTTGATAACCCTGCGCTACCGTCGATAAGATTGGATCAATGACGCGAGCGCCTGAAGTTGATAATTGTGTCATCTGAGTGAGTCCTTAAGCGGCTACGGGGGTTAGTAAAATTTCAATAAATTGACCTGATGCACCAGCAGATTGCAGGGCAAGACCTACTCTAGCGCCAGATGTTGCCCAGGTAATGACACGACCTGAGGCATCAACTTTTAAAGTTGCGCCGGCGGTAATGGCTGCGCCCGCCTCAACAATGACGGTACCGACTACGTCGACAGTTACTTTATCGCCAGAGACTGCATTTTGACGGACAACGCCTAAAACATAAGCGTCAGCAGCAGGTACCGCACCCGCGAAAGTGATAAAGCGCTCAGCAAATAGGGCCGCTGTGGCGATAATCGTTAAGGGTAAAAGTGGAAAGGCTTGTTTACTCATGGGTTAAGCTCCTACCGCTAAGGCGGCTGTCTGATAATCGATATTATTAAGCTGGGCATGTGCCAGAATTTTCGCGTGTAAGGCTTCTTGATCGCTGTCTACGCTGTAGCCATGAACGGGACGGTATGACGGGGTGGCGTTGTCTTCCGGAGCAAGTCCCTTAGTTTGGGTCCCTGTCAAGGCGGCGATAGGCTGAGCAGATTCAAGAAAGGCCGCTAAGGACTCAAGGTGTGATTCACCCAAAGCTAGCGCCCAGTCTTTTTGTGCTGGCGATAAACGGCCATCGGCTAAAGCTGGGTTAATGAGTTTGCTAATATTTTCAGCTTTTACCAGCGCTGATAAGTCGGCTAGTTCTGTTTGCAGAGCAGCGACGACAGCCGCAGGCACAAAGTGCTCTGGATCTTGTAACTGTGCTGATAAGTCTGCCTGAGCTGTTTGAGACTGTGCAAGTTGTACTGATAAGCTTTCGCTTGTCGTTTCAGTAGCATCGTCGGCAATATCTTTTTCGATAAGACTTTTAAGCTTATCTATTTCAGCAAGAATATCGGCATCAGTCGCCAAGGTGGGTAAGTTGAGCAAGTAGCGTAGTCGTTCTATCAGTTCATCGATATCCATAGATAAAGCCTGTGTAGGTTGTAAAATAAAATGGGCGGCGGCTAGGTCGTTTAATCCATCTAAAGCTGGATAATTTACTAAGGCCGCCATTAATAAGCCGGTGACTTCACCCGTTGTCGGGTTATAGCGAAGCACAGGGGATATGTAGCGGTATTCTTTGGCTTCTATTGCAGCAGCTGCTGCGGCTGTCCATTCGACATCTACGGCGTAGAGTCCATCATCAGGTCGCCAAGCGAGTTCAGCAAACCAACCAGCAGCGGGGGCTTGTTGGCCGTTGCTTTTGCTGTGTAGGGTTTGGTGGTCGTAGTCGATTAGGTATTTATCGGCTTGATCGGTTGAGGCGCTTAATAAAGCGCTGGCACTGGCATCATTCATTACCCAACTAGGCAAACCTTGGGGCCTGCCGTCTTTGGCTCTGAATTTGCCAGCGGGTAACAGTTTTATTTCAGTGGGCACAGTGCCGCCCAACTCAATAAGCTGCGCGGATAGGGCGATAATAGAGGGCTGTTTTTTTATCATGCCAGCATCTTACTGATTAAAAGTGCCCTTTATAAGTCAAAAAAGGGCACTTTTAAGTAAATTTTAGGCACAAAAAAACCGCAGTTAAGCGGCTGGTATTTGAGTAACCATTAAGGTTAGTTGGTTGACTCTAAATGATTACGGATGATATCGACAATATCTTGCTGCCATAGCGCTGGGAAACCTTGATCGGTATTAGGCAGGAATGGCCGTGCTGGGACATCGCCCCAAGGCACATGCGGGGCGTATTCGCTTTGGTTAGCGCCGAATTGGTGGGTGGGGGCATAAATGGTGTTAGTGCCTACCGTTACTTCATGTTGTGAGGCATTGCTAGTGATCGACGCTTTTAACCTGCCGGTATCATTCAGCGGCTTGTTGCTGCCATTCCGGCGCTTGGCAATGGTAACGGGTGATAGATCAGCCCACGGATTGCCATAAGGGTCTTGAGCATCACGAAAAGTTAAGTCAACCCAACTGGCCACGCTCTCGCCAATGTCACGCATAGCCGGCTGCATGTTGGTGATGCGCTGACTGAGTTGGTTGAGGGCGTGAGTTACTTGGGATGAGTCAAGGGTTATGGTGGTCATTGAGTAGCCTGCTAATGGTTGTTTTAATCATTTGTGCTATACTAAAAATTAAGTTTTTTGGAGGTTCGCCATGAGTGCTGTTGTTAAAGAAAAGTCTATTGAGACAATTTATAATCATAATGTTACTGAGACTGAAATATTGCAATTAACTAACGGTTATCCGGAATCTAAAGAAGAATATTTTTATGCTCTTGGACAAGATAGCGCTTATGCTGATTTATACCGGCTTTATGTTATTAGGCATGAAGTTGATAAAGCATCTTTTTACCTTGAACAAATACAAGATTCTGGATTCAAAAATCAATTTAAGACGCGCCCTTGTTGCGCGGTGCATTCCTAATTTGAACATCTATTTTCGCTTTAAAATCAGATGGCATTTTGCTTTCGGCTTGATTTAGTAAATACCCCGCTTTATTGATTGATATAGATAGCCTTTCTGATACAAGTTCTTTTAATTGGTTATCCGTATCCCCATTTTTTACAATATCTGGAATTTCTAAGGGATTAATTCCAGATAGGTTAAATAGATACAGCAAATTACTGGTTACATTGGAATAGGCTAAGCCAGATGCAATAATTTCTTGTTGAAAAATCGGCTTGGCTCCAAGTGCTATCAATAATTTTTGATAACTATGCCTAGCAATAATCTGTACAACACCCTCTTGCAATGGCTCTATGTTTATAGGGTATCGTTTAGGCGCTATGCCTGTAATGCCGTGCGTTATTTCATGCCATAGTGTTTCAACGGCATATTCATTATTAAATGTTAATTCACTACCGCTCTGTATTTTTCGCATGGCTGAGATAAGATCATTAGCTGGGCTAAAACCGCTCACTAAATCATCTGCTGATGAGATATAAAACATCCCTTTTTGAATATCTAGTGCTGCAAATAATTCGGGATTGCTCACGGCATGAATTCCGTTAAACCCCTTCGGAAACCATTCTTGATTTTTATCTGCTAATTCAGCTAGTTTATTTTGCACGACATTGAAGTTTGGCAGGCTTATTATTTTCATCGTCTCAGTAATCTTTGAGTTAAGCGCTGATAATAACATAGGGCTAGCCTTTCCATCTCTACTCTCAATCCCCTGCTTAATCCCCACCAGTAAATCTTCCCCCGGATTATAATCAAACCCCTTGTCAGGCTCCATCTTGCCAGCATCAACGCCTTTATTTAAGCCCGTGCCATTGCCTGATCGTGCTTGTGCCATCCTTTCGTTAAGCGATATTAACCGACATCGACAGCGATAACCATTTAAAGGTGCGTGGGTATTCCAGAACGGATCATCGACAGTCCTGATAATGCCATCCATTGCCAAATGACTAGGACGTACCCGACTATCATTAATCGCGTCATACATGAGATAGGGCCGCGTGTCTTTTCCTTCAACAAAGCGCTCCCAACGGCCACGGTTATAATTAGATTGGATGTTGGTACGAAAGATGTTGTCTAGGCGGTGTCTAGGTAGATCCAGCGTGCCTGATTCGGTAATGTCTTTTTGCCACTGCCTAAAGGTCTGGCCGCTTTGCAGCTTTGCCGCTAGGGAATCCCTGACGATAGTTAACTGATCGAGACTCGCCAAGCTTGAGATACTAAAAGCTTGCTGACGTGCTAAGCCTTGCAGTTCACCGTAATAGGTTTCAGGCAAGACCACCTTGCGCTGCTGTGCGGCTTTGATCGCTTCGGAAAACGGGACGTTAAAGCCTATTTTTAACGGGCTTTCGGCCATTAGCTTGCAACTACCAGGGTGAAATTGCCCCAAAATAAGCCGTTGCTGTGGTCAAGGTCGAAGATATAAAGCGCTGCTGAATAGCGCCCCAAAGCAAGGCCTTGTTGGCCTAGATTAAGCACCAACCTATCTGCTGCGCGGTTATTGAATAAGGCCGGCAATGTCGCGCTATCTAAAGTAATTTCTCCGACTTTTAGCTGATATTTTGTGATTAAATTATGGTTTATGAGTACGCTGTCTTTATATAGCGACAAGACTATCTCGTTATCCCGATTAGTGTAGATCGTTTCTATGCTCATGTTAGCGCCCTGATTTCGTATTTGGTATGACTTGGAATGATTTCGTATTTGGTATGACTTGGAATGATTTCGTATTTGGTATGACTGGCTAGTAGACTCAGCTTGCCTTGCCATAGCGTTGTTGTTGGAAAGCTAGCATTACAAGAGGCTCGACTATAACTTGCAGCGAATAAGCTCGTTTTTAGGGTTAAATTACCTGAGCTAGTTATAACGGCATTTGCCTGACTTACTAATACTGTTCCTGCTATATAGGTATCTAAACTAGCCGTTGAGTAAACCAAAGCATGACTAGCTAAGGGGCTACTAGCATATATGCTGCCTATTGCTGTTGAGTTGCTGTAACAAGCACTAGCAAGGCTAACTACTGTACCTATTGTGCTTGTTATACTTAAAACTGCTGTACTTGTGGTTATTACAAAAGCACTACTATAAAGATTAAGCGTAGAATTAATATTACCTGTTAAAGTCGAGGCTTCTAAAGCATTGCCAGTAATACTTAAGGTCGAGTTAATAGCCCCGACTAAGGATACTGTATCTAAAGCATTACCACCAATAGCAAGTGTAGAGTTAATAGCACCAAGCCC